GCTTGTCCTTTAAGGGTGACATCTTTCGACATTTGACTGTGAATAACTTCATCGTCACTTCCTGTCCTATGATGACACACAAAACAGAAAGTGTGCCCGTCAGTGTATAAAGAATTAGCATCTGACGAGCCACATTTGTCGCAAGGCATGTGCCTCACGAACTCACTTTCGGTCATTACATTAACCAATCAAGTGGTATATCATGGTAAGACGTCCATTGGATATCGTGCTTCTCGCACCATTTCGCATAAGTTGTCTTACTCTTTTTACTAATTGTGTTGTATGGTGATTGAAATACCATCCTTAAATCTAGATCGGGATTGTCCTTCTTAACTGCAAGGATTTTTCTCCTATCTTCTGGATCCCAGTATCCTTTGACTTCAAGGTATACATTGTTAGGTAGTATAAAGTCGGGATTATAATGGTGCTGGATGGTATAAGGAACTTTAGTGGATTCATATTCATAAGAGACACCAAGCCCTTCAAGTAAACTAGCTACTTGTTCTTCGAGCTTAGATCTATATTTAATAGGTTTCTCATGCTTGGACTTAAGTTTAGCAAAAGCTTTCTTAGCCCAAGCAAGAGATTCATTCTTAGAAGTCGTCTTCTTCGTCATTTGGTGGTGATGGCTCACAATTTACATTAGGATCACTGCTTTTAAATCCTGATGTAGTACCAAATAATTCTGCAACTTCTTCAGCTCCTAAGTCACCAGTATCTACACCAGCCTCACCTTTCACTGAGACAACTTGAATACCAACCAACTTAAGAGAACTACCATAGGTAACCCCATCCCGTAGAATGTAAGGCTTTTGATAGAAGCCAAGTTTAACAGTAGATCCTGCATATAAAGGAGTTTTCGTATCTGTGACAGGTGAACCCTCCGTGTCCACGACAGGAGGTCTTTTATCTTCAGACCAAGAGAACTTGATCTTATATTTCCCATCAGCAACCTCTTCCCATGGTTCTGGTTTAAGGGTACTGCGTTTGGGATTCTTTAATTTTGATTCAGCCCACTTAAGGACATCAGCCCTTTCAGTTTCTAACTTGTCAATAATTTTATTATCAACAACAGCTGAGAGGGAGTAACCAAACTTACTAGGTGCTAGTACAGCTTGGAAACCCTCAAGTGTTACAGGCTTCTCAGTTACATGTACATTCCTAGCCATCGTGAGTGCCTCCGTCCAATGCATCTAGATCTGATCCAGATTTGGCTGGGGCTATAGCTAGGTCTTTCTTTAGTTCGTCTCTGTACTTAGTAAGCTCAGTGATACGAACATCTACAGCAGTCAATTCATCTTCTTTAGCTTTCCTTTCAGCAGCTTGAAGCCTCTCTTCAGAGACAACAATAACTCTAGTAGGTGCAAAGAAGGAATCGAATAATGATGGATAATACATTAACAGAAAAAATAGGTTGAGTCAATCACGGTTTCTGGTTCCAGATCACCAATGATCGGTGGTTCAGTTTCAGCACCAATTTGGTGTGCAAACTCAGTTAAATAATCATGTTCAGCGAATAAATGCATATATGTTTCTCTAACTATACTAGAGAGTTGATCCATATCTGTGGCTCTACATAATACACTATCATGAATTAATGATATAGGTTTTTTAAAACGGATAGCTCCTAAATGTAATAGCGAGGCATCGAGACTGTGAATTAGATTCGGAGCAGTAGCGGCTTTATGTCTAGCCTTATCTACTTCATTTTTATCCTCCGTAGCTACCTTAAGCTGACACCTTCCTAATAATTGAAGATCAAAAGTCTCTACTTTCTTCTTCATTATCCTTTGGTTTACTACAAAACCTGAAGGTGTTACCCATTCTAATTCTTTAATCCCTCGTTTAATAGCCTTAGCTACTTCATCTTCTATCCATTTCATAACGTTCATGGGGCCAGGAACCACGGTATGCATGGCATCCCTGACCGCCTGAACAGTGATCGTTAGATCTTCCTTTTCTATCTCTACACCTTTCTCAGCTAACGCTTCCCTGATGTATGAACGATTAGAATAAGGTTTAGCATTGTAAGGAATTGTCATAACGGTTCTTTTGACCGTCTTCCTATCCATTACTGATTGTATGTGGATAGGACAATTGGGTTTAGCAACTTCACTTACAACTTTATATGCGTCTTGTGGCCTCTCAGAAGGCAACACATTGACGAGTTGTGCTGTCTTTTTATCTCTCGCTAAACCTGCGAGGATCTGGAGACCACTACATGTAGCGTCCGTAGCTACTGGTAGCCTAGTTGTCTGTCGGCATTGTGTAATGACACAAGCATAATACTCTTCACAACTAGCTAAAAACTGCCACGGTTCCTCCGCTGCCTCCCAGTCACCAAGGTTGTCAATCGGATCCTTAGCTACTCTGGTAATCAACGGAATGTTTTCATTCGTCCAGGCCAATCTCTCGGCCATTGTAGCTTTATCTAGACCATAGGTGGTAGCACATTGAAAGGCTAACCACTTCCCTGCATTTCTATCTACAATAGCTTCGTCAGCGAAGACCAAAAGTGCCTTCCCGAAATCAGTATCTTGTGGTGTGAGAAATGCGGGTATAGGATAAGCCCTACCTCGGTAATCAAAAGACCAAGGTATATAAAACCTCTCACGATCTTTGAACCTCCGTACAGCCTCCATTGTCATGCGTGTGCGGCATGATTTCTTAAACTCTGCCGCTTGTTTATTCATTACTTCAGCAGCTGCTCTACGATAAGATTGTCGTGAGTCCTTGTTATCTGCTATATCTACGGGTTTTGGTGGTAGATCGTAGTGAATAATAGGTAGAAACTTACCCACACTAATTTCTAATTCCTGCAAGGTCTCAGCGACTTTGACTGTGAATAAATTAAGTCGGTAACCAACCTTTTGAATGGTGTTCAAAAAGCTGAGCGGGGTTTCTCCCTGTATAGGGAAGGGATCAGACTTTCGTATCAAGTCATGCCCATGCATCACTTCATTGAGTATGTATCCTCCTGGACTTTCATTGCTCCAATCCCTTGGTATGACTAGCATTGGCCACGCTAAGGGCGAGAATAACTCTGCATTTGACATGACCTCATCCTTGATATCAAGAAACTCAGGAGTAGGTACAACATAGATCGTAGTTTTACGTCCCTCTCTGATCGGAAGTTTATAAAACCAACCACTAGATTCTAATATACAATCCAACAACCAACCTCCAAGCTTAACTCTTATTGATGTTGTCCATGCTGTCCATGATTTAACATCATATCTGTTCATTAGAGTACGGATAACCGTAAGCTTTTGTTGTGTTCCTATTGCTTTATGCCAATAGTTTTTCTTTAAGGTTGCTAATAATGCTGGTGCGTTAGTCTCATAGTGTCTCATGTGGCACTCATCTTCTATCGCTTTACCTATCGCTTCACATACTTTAGTAGCTTGGTTACTCCCATCTTTAAAGCTGAATACCTTATCAAAGGTTATCTTGCAAGCAATAGCTGCTGCTGCTAGAGGTTCAAGCTTGTTTAGGTATTGATGGATGTCCTTGAAAGCAACACCATACTTACCTTTGTGAATGCGAATGTTGGTATCATTGATCCTCTTAACAAGTAAAGGCAAGAGAGTATCAATAGAAGAGATACCATATATAGTGGCTGATGCGTAGCTTTTGTTCTCCAGTTTAAGGGTGTTATCCTTTAACCTTTTGAGTCCTTGACGTATCTGATCTCTCTCTAATTCGATTTGTTCATCAATCTGAGAAAGACTTGGTTGCATAATAGTCGTGGATTTCGTCGTTAATTTGATCGACTAATAGTGATTTAATTTCCTCGTAATGAGGGTGATCTAATGGAAGCAGATCTAATGCCTGCTTCTCATAAGATTCTATGTCATCAAGCGAGCGGATCATCGTAATCCTCCATGTAAATGTTTGGTGATAAATGATGTATTGCTTCTGCATCTACTATCGTAAACTCACTCTCTGCTACATCCATGATCTGTTTAACCTTGTTTTTAGCAGCACCATGAGTACGATATATGTGTTCCTTAACTTTACCAGTCTTTAAATTACGTTCTCTTATAATACATTGTATTGATGATGGTATTTCCCATCCCTCTAATTTCCACTCTACAAAATCCTCATAAGGAATTGAATCGAACCAATGTGAAGGAGCTTTGTTATACTCACTCCAGTTGTTGGGGAAGTACGGTTGTTTCTTCTTAGGCATTAGTCTACCCTCTCT